AGCAGGATCCCGCCGTCCTCCCCGAACAGGACACGCTCGGTCAGCGCGTCCGCCGCGCTCACGACTGAGAACACCAACATGCGACGGTTCGTTTCGCGGCCCCAGTTTATCGACGCGACATCGGCCAGCGTCGTGCCCGTCACGAGGCGGCGCATCAGCATCCGGTCGTGCTTTGTGGCGCTGTACTGCTTCGCGGTGCCGCCGTCAAGCGTCAACTGGCTGGCGATGTCGGCGCCGGTCGCCTGGAGCACAAGCGCGCCGGTGGAGTCGGTCGCCGTCACGTGCGCGCCGGTAATGGCCGCGCCGGGGTGCGGCGTCGACGGGTAGGCATGCAGCAGGTCTACCGTGTCGCCGTTGCTGCTCGGCTCCCACGTTTCGCCCACGCTCATGCGCCGTTCGATGGCGATGATGCGCCGGACGATCTCGCCCATCCCGCCATCGTTGGTTGTCGCAGTCGCGCTCACGTCACGCCGCCTTCAAGACGGCCGCGATCCGCTCGCCGCCGCTGCTCACGTCGATGGTCACCTGTGACACGTAGCAATCGATGAGCGTGCCGTCAAACGTCGCGGTCACCTTGTCGCCCCAGGCCCAGTGCACACCGTAGATGTATTGCGGCGTGTCGATGAGCGTGCCGGCGAACACCCGGCGCGGGCGCTGCGAGCGCAGGTAGGTTTCCGCCTCGTAGGCGCAGCCGGTCGTCGTGGTGTAGCCGTTGCGCGCGTCCTGGAACGCCTCGCGCCGGTTGAACGGCGACGCCCGCAGCCGCGCCACCTCGCTGCTGGTCGCCGATGGCGCCGTGCCGATGACGCGCGCGGTGCCGACGCCGTTGCCAGCCGCGTAGCAGTACGTCACCTCGTTCGAGTAGTCCTCGCGCAAGGCCGGGTCGCTCAGCATGCCGGACTCCTCAGACACGATGAGCGGGGATGGACCGGCAGTGGTTCTGTCCACGCCGCGCTGCCCGGCGTAGGTCTGGAACACCCACGCCGCGGATGACGCCGCGTAGATGTCGAAGTAGATCGGCTTGCCCAGCGCCGTCGATGCGTCGCACAGTTCCTGTGCGCATTGCAGCACGTTGCGGTAAGCCATGCTCTTCGTCACCGTGGCCCCGCGCCCGACATCCGCCGCGACGCTCAGCCACGTGGTAAGCCCGCGCGCCGCCTCGCCTACGCTGGCGCCCATGTTCTCGCGCACAATGGCCTTGATTACATCGTCGGCGCTGTCGGTCTTGTCGGCGCCAGCGGTGCCCGTGGACGCGTACACGATGCGCCGCGACAGCAGTTCCACAAGCGGGACAGCGCCGATGGTGTAGCGCAGCGCGCCGTCCGCGCGCGTCTTGCCCCAGTCGCGCACCAGCCACACGGTATCGGTCAGCAGGCTGGACACGCCGTCGCCCGGCTTGCGGATCACTTCAATCTGCATGTCGGGACGCAGCCATGAGTAGGGGAATGAGTCCGGCGTCGCAATGTCCAGCGCGCCGATTTCGTTGGTGATGCGGACGGCGCGCAGGGACGTGAACGCGTCGATGCACGCGACGTGCGAGCCGTCCGGCGTGTTCAGCCACACCTGGTACTCGGTCGCCACGTCACACCCCATCCGCCGACCAGTACCGGTCGCGCCACTCGATCTGCGCCGTGATGGTCGGCGCGCCGGCCGTCGTCACCAGCACCGCGATTTTGTTGGCGCCGGGCGCAAGCGCGAAGGTTTGCAGCCCGGTGCCAGCGACCACCTTGCTCAGCAGGTTGCCCTTGTAGTCGCTGGTAATCGACTTCACGCCCGGCGTCAGGTCAATCGTGACCGTCTCGCCGTCGCCCAGGCCATACGGCAAGATGATTTCCTTGCCCGTTGTCCAGTTGACGACGCTTTGGATCGTGGCGCTTGTGCCTCCCGCGCGCTTGATGGTGATGGTCGGGTAGGCGTTGGCGGTGCCGCCGTTGGTGACAGTCGTCACCGCTGGCGCGACAGCAGTCCCCGCCGTGTTGAAGCCGACGTACACCCGGCCGTAGGTGTCGACCGCCACCGCGCGCGACGCCGCGCTGCCGGGCATGTCGATGTCCAGCGAGTGCCACGCGCCATCACTGAACACGGAGAACTGGTCAAGCAGCGTGACGCGCCCCGATGTGGTGATGTTCTGGCACGCCGCGTACAGGCGCCCATCGTCGCCTGCCGCGATGTCGTAGACAACTTCGCCCGGCGTCGTCCCTCCCAGGCCGGCCCCGACCGGCGCCCAGCCTGAGCCGTTCCATTGCGCCACGCGCCTGGCCGTTGCGCTGTCGGCCAGCGTAAAGCCGCCGCCCGCATACAGCATCTGGTCGGCGCCGTACTCCAGCGCGTACACCGAAGCCCCCACCGATGTCGACTCGTACATGCCGGCGCCCATCGCCGTCCAGGTAGCGCCGCTTTTCTGAGCGACGGATGCAGCCGCCACACCGTTGATGGCCCCAAAGGCCCCGCCGACCACGGGAGTTTCGCCGTCCGGCGCGATGCGCACCGCAGTCACCCACGATGTCGGCGCGGTCGTGTAGTCGCTGGTACTCCAGTCGCCTACGTCATAGTCCCACTTCACGAGATACTTTTGTAGCGCGTTCGTCGTCCCTCCAATCGCGCGCGTCGCCGTGAACGTCCCGCCCACCCAAACGTCGTTGTTGTCGGCGCGCGCAATCGAGTACACGACGCCGCCCCAAACGCCCTCAGACCATGACCAGTGCGTCGAATCGAACCATGTGCCGGTGACGGTCTGAAACGATGCGATGGAATCGAACGTGTACGGGCCGGCAGTCGTGAATCGCCCCCCGACGAACATCTCGCCATTCGCCCCAAACTCAATTGCCGCAACCGCTGCCTGCGTTGATGTCGTGTACGCGACACCCTCGCCGCACGTCCCCCACTTTGAACCGTCCCAGTACGTGACGCAGTTCACCGTCAGCGCAGTCCCGCCGCCCGTGCCGTTGTACGCCGTGGCGAACGCGCCGCCGACGTACACGTTGCCGGTCATCGGGTGGACGTTGATGTCGACAACCTCGCCCGACAGCCCGCCCGCCATCGATTGCCACGTGCCATCCGTCCCGCGCATCATGATGTAGTTGGCGTCGGTGACATCGCGCGAAGTCAGCAGCGCCGCCGTAGTCACGCCGCCCGCCGTCGTCTCGTACACACACCAGGTCGGGTCTACAGCCGCCAGCCGCAGCGCGAATGGATGCAGCGACTCGGCCGCGGTGTAGTCCATCTCCAGCCCGCCATCGTAGCGGACGGGTATCTCCAGGCACTCCGTCCCCGATGTCGAGCCGTAGTAGCGCAGCAGGAACGTCTCGCCGTCGAGCGCGTCCCGGTTGATGGCATCGATGAGCGACTTGCGCGCCGCGTGAAACTGGTACTGCGTCTTCTGCTCATAGACGCAGGCAAGCTGTATCACGCGCTCGCGGGCGATGGTGCGCTGATGCGCCGCGCCGTCGCTGAGCGAGTAGCGCGTGATGATGTTGTCGGTCGGCGGCATGCCGGCCCCGGTGACGCCCGTTACGCGGATGCCGTAGGTCGAGTACAGGTCGTGCTCGGCTGTCCCGATGACCAGCTTCCAGTCGCTCACATCACACCCCCGCCATAGCGCGCATGAGCGCAAAGGACGATTGCGGCTCGTTGGTCGGCCCCGCGCCGTAGGTCGGCGAGTAGTTCCACGTGTTCGTGATGGTTCCGCCCTGCCGTGGCGTGAATAGCTCCGGCCCGCGCTCGCCGACGATGTAGGGCATGCCGGACTCGACCGGGCCACCCCATGCGCGACCGTTACCCGGCAGGCCGGGGATGATTGACTCTTCGGCCGCTTTGCGCTTCTCCATGAATTGCTGCGGGGTATATTTCCCAGGCGCCCAACCAAATATGTCCTCGTTGAGCTTCTTACTAAGTTCGTTCTGCCGCGTCCAATCGCCTGTTTCTATGCCTTGCACGAGCGACTGCCAGTATTGCCCAATCGAGATGGCCGTCCCGCCCGCCGCAAGCTCGCGCTTCTTTTCGTTGTCGATGAACTGCTGTGTTGCCTTCGCGTGATCTGGCCCGATGGTACGGTTGTACTTCTCGGCCGCGGCAGTCAGTCCGCCCCAGCCTTCCTTTTCCACGATGCGGATATTGTCCAGCCACTCGCCCGCGCTGAAGCGCCCAAACAGATCCATTGCCGCCTTCGACTTTTCGGTCTCGCCTTGCGACAATATCATCGCCTGCTTCATTGAATCCGGCCAGGCGTTCTGCGTCATGTTGCGCTGCAAGTCGTCATTCGCCACGCCCACGTTGTTTAGCGCGTCTACCAGCATGACGTACTTTTCCAGTGGCGTAGACCGGTTGTACTTATCCATGTCGATGCCCAGCCGTTGCATTGCCGCGCTCGTGCTGTTCACCGCGTCAGTAGTCGCCGATGCCGCTGCCGCACCAGCCGCCGCCAAGTCCTGCATCTGCCGCGCGTACTGCTTCGCCTCGCGCGCCGATGCCTTCTCGGCCGCGGCTTCCATGCGCGTCTGCGCCTTGTCGAAGGCCGCGACACGTTCGGCGTTGGCCTCACGCTCCAGCGCGATGCGCTCCTGTAGCGCCTCGCGTTCCATCGCAATCTGCTCGCGCACCGCCTGCTCGCGCGCGTTGTACTCGCGCTCGGCAATCTCCGCGCGCCGCTGTTCGTCCGTGGTGATGGCGTCCTTGCGCGCCTGCGTCCGTCCGCTCAGCGCGGCAAGCTCAGCCGCCAGCGCGCGTTTGCCAAGCTCGGTATCGGCGTTGGCGAACTGCGATTCGATGGCGGCGCGTTCGTCGGCGCTCTCGCCGTCAATCTCGGCGAACTGGTCGGCGATCTCGCGCATGCGGTCAAGGCGCGACAGGTCGTAGTCGCGCCGCATCATGTAGATGTCGCGCTCGTAGCCGGCGACCTTGCGGGACGAATCGCGCTCGAAGTCGGCGATCTTGCGCGTCACATCCCGCGCCGCGTCGACGCGCTGCTCGCCCAGGTCGCCCAGGCGCTCGGCCAGGCTCTCGGCCGCGTCGCCGACGCGTTGGGCGTGGTCTTCCTCAAGCCGCGCGAGTTGGTTACCAAACTTGCCAGTTGCCGCGCCGGCCGCAGTCGCCGCGCGCGCCTCGTCGTCAAGCCGCTGGTTGAGCATGGCGAACGATGTGCCGACACGCTGAACGCTCGCGCCCGCCATCTCGATGCCGGTGGCGAACACGGACGACGCCTCCATGCCGACGCCGGTGATGTCCGAGAACTGGTCGACGATCAGAAACCAGTCTTTAGCCGCGCCCGATGCCGCGCCAATGGCTGCGATGGCCGCGGCGGCGGCGCCCGCGATTGGTACGATGCCGACGAGGCTGGCCGCGAGGCCCTCGAAGTTGATCTTCCCGGTACTCGCAGCCGTGAGCGCAGTTTGGCCCAGCGACGATAGGCCCTGCTTCGTTTTGCCGGCTTCGTTGTCGATCTTCTTGACCGACTCGGCCACCTGGCCCATAGTGCGGCTGGCGTTGTCGGTCGCGTTGACTTCAAGCTCTACTTTCTTCTTTGCCACGTCAGCCTCGCCGCTTTAGCCACGTCTCTTTAGCCTCGCCTCAATCCCCAAACACGTCAGATGCCGGTTGACTGTCCGCGCGTCCGGCAGTTGCGCGGGCGGGCAGTGGTACACGTCCCGGCACAGCACCAGCTCCAGGTACTCTGGCGGCATCGGCCACCCCGCCGCCAGATGCGCGGTCATGCGCTCCTTGAGGGTGTGGCCTCCGCTTTTGGGTTGGCATCTTCCGACAGCGCGTCGTAGATGGCCGAGAGACACTCCGTCCACCTGCGCCACGGCACCGCCGCGCCGGCCGGCCCCATCAGGCGCACGATGAGGTCGGCGATCTCGGCGCGCGTCGCCTTGCCTTGCCCGACGCGCGCCAACAGCGACCAGTCGCCGATGGCGAGCGCGTCCAAGTTGACCGCTGGGAGTGCTGGCTTCTGGGTATCGTCCATCCTATGCCTGCGTGCTGGTGGCGATGGACGCCGTGAGCAGAACCATTTCCACCGCGACCGGGTCGGCGCTGTTCGCGGCCCCGGCCGGGTAGGCGAGGTTCTTAAACACGCTGTTGCTGTACAGCGTCGTGTACACCCACTCGTTTGTTGCCAGGCCCGACACGCCCTTCGGAACCCACTTCAAGCCGACCGCCGTGCCGGCCAGGTAGTAGGGCAGCAGCGCGACATACGGCGCGGTCGTCGACTCCTCGGTGTAGATGGCGACCATCGTTACTGTCAAGGGCGCGCGCTTGCCTTTGCCCAGGATGGCCGTGTCGCCGTCAAAGGTGTACGCCTCGCCCGATGCGCGCTCGCCGCCCGTCACGGCGATGGAGTTGGCGAAGCCGGAGCAGTCCGTCCATGTGGTGCTGCCGTCCGTGGTGTAGGCCACGGTGCAATCCTTAAACGTCATCGCGTTGGCTGTCTGTGCCATGTCTGTTTACCTCAGTTGAACTCTTGCACCCAGAACGACAAGCGCGCCCCGTGGTACGTCACTCCCGTTTCATCCTGCACCGGCCCGACTGTCGGCGTGCCATACGGCCGGATGTCGTATGCGCCGGTTGGCGTTTCGTTCGCCATGATCGCTGCCTGAATCGCAGCGACTGCCGTCAACATGCCGCGGTACCCGGTGAACAGCGACACGCCCTCAGCCACCGGCGCGTAGTAGAGAATGTAGCTCAGCACGTACTCCACGCTGTAGGCCCGCGCCGTCAGCACGCGCCCGGACAGTCGCTCGACTGTCACGTCTGAAACGAAGTTCACCGGGTCCGGCGCCAGCATCGGCGCGCGCATCGGCTGCACCGCTTCGGGTATGGCGTTCGTTGAGCGCACCGTCACACCCGCGATGGACAGTCCCGCGATCCAGTCGGCGACCGAGTTGTATCCGAATGCCATTATCCGAAGCTCACCTTCACCAACTCAAGCGCGCTCACCTGCCGCGCGATGTGCTGGCGAACATCCTTCGGCGTGCTGAATGCCACGCCCCCGACGTTGACCGACTCGCCCACCGGGTTGTTTCGCAGCCGGTAGTAGGCCACCGCGCTCTCTTTGCACACCTGTTCTACTTCCTCGAACGTCCACCGGTACACGATGGCGCTGGTCGTGTGCGTCGTGGCTGTCGCGCCGTTGACGGCCCGGACGACGGTCGCCGAGCCGGCCACCACGGACGCGTACAGGTATTCACTGTCGATCTTCAGCAGGTCGCCGGAGTGCAACACGCTCGGCGTCACGCTCAGGCTGGTGCCGGTCGTCGTCGTGACTGCCGCCGTCAGCACCGCGCCGACATTGGCCCAGGCGCTGCCGTAGCGCACGTGGTAGCCCCAGATGCCCGTCACCGCGATGGCGCCCTCGCTGTTGCCGCTCGAGTCCGTTTCCCAGGTGTCGCCGCTCGAAGGCAACAGCCGCACCTCGTTTTTTACGTCCTCGTTGAGCGGGTAGAGCTTGTAGTCCGCCGACGCTATCGCCACGCCGTCGCCGTTGGTGATGGTCGTGAGCGCCAGCAGATCGGCGTCAAGGCGCAGGGATGCGCCAACCGGCGTGTCGTAGTAGCGCGTTTCGATGCGCGGGTAGCACTCCCGACTCGCGGCCGCGTCGATGTCGCGCGACGCCGCGCGGATCAGCGAGCGCAGCAGGTCGTCCTGCGTCGTTTCGCTGGCCGCCAGGTAGTCGGCGCGCAGTGCGTCGATGGTCGTGTAGTCGGCGTAGATGGCCACGACTACACCTCCACCTCGTAGAACGTAGCGGAGACCAGGATGTCGCCAGTCGTTCCGGCGTTGTTCGTCGCCACGAGCAGGTACTTGGCCCCGGCTTCAGCCACCCACTCAGGCCCGCGCACCGGGTCGCCCAGCGTCATCAGCGCGCCGATGGCGGTGCCGGCTGTCGTGATCGTCGGCGTGTGCTTGATGGCCGTGGTCGGCGTCAGTGCCTTCAACGTCCGGTTCAGGTTGTACGCCACGCACGCCGTGCCGAGCGTTGTCGTTGTGCCCTCGTAGAGCACCGCGGTCACCTTGCCTTCCGCCGCCACCTCAAACGCCATGTGCGCGATGATTGCGGAACCCGCTGTTACCGCGATGGACGCAGTGCCGGCGTCTGCGATGTCGGCGGCGAGGTACTCGACATGGAACATCGCGCCGTCATGCGCCAGCGCCAGATCGCGCGCGATGGTCTTCATCTCGCCGACCGGCCCCGGCGTGAAGGCGCTAAGGTTGCTCTTGCTTACTGCCATCGCTGGCCTCCGTTGCAGGCGCTGTTGCCGTGCCCGCCGTTGTTTCGCGCATCGGCCCGACGCTGCCGGGATGGTCGTTCACCCAGGCGCGCCATGAGCTGTCGTCGATGAAGCCGGTCGTCAGGTGCGGCGCGATCAGGCCCGTGTCGACGTACTGCGGCACGCCCGCCTTTTCGCACAGGCCACAGAAGTACATGTCCTCGCTGGGAGCCACCAGCGCGCTGCCGTCCGTGTAGACATAGCGCCACCACGGCGGCTGGTAGCCCTCGGCCTGGAGATGCAGGAACACGCGCCGTTGAATGGCGATGGCCGCGTGGCCCAGCACCTGCACTTTGTACACCTGGCCCGCCTGCCATTCGGCCATGCTGTGAAGGTGGCCGTCGCCCATCCGCACGAACGCGCAGGCGTCGTATGGCTCGCCGCGCCGGAACGCCAGCGCGCCGACAAACGGGTAGTTGCACTCCACAAGGCGCACAAGGGTGTCGATCTTGTGGTCGTGGTCGTTGTCCAACATCAGCAGCGTGTCGTCTGGCTCGGTGGACAACTGCATGAACCGCTCGGCCAATGCGTTGCGCGCGAAGTCCGTGCGCGCGTAGGGCATCGCCAGGTAGTTGTACCCCAACTTGCCGGCGACGTGCGCCATGCGAATCGCCGACGTTGCGCCGATGAGCGGCACGTTGCGCTCCATCAGCATCGCCCAGAAGACTTTCTTCGCCATGTTTATCGGCGGCTGTAGCTGGCGAGCGGGCCGGTCGGGGGAATAGGCACCGGCCCGCCGCCATCAGCTACGGCCCTCCGTTAGCTGTTCGCCTCGCGCTTCATCGCCAGCACGCACGCCGCAATCGGGATGCTGCCGTCCGTGTTGAACGATACCGCCAGCTTGACGTACCTGTAGTTGGCGCGGAAGTTCAACTCCGTGATGTTGCCGGTCGTGTTCGTCACGACGGCGCTGGTCGTGCCGTGCAGGCAGGCGGTGTATGCGCCGCCCGTCGTCTCGCACTCGGTCGCCGCGAAGGTGGCGGTCGTGACGGTCGTGAAGTTCCCGTTCATGATCACCATCTTGATTTCGCGCTTCGCCAAGTCCGCATACGTCGCCAAGTCGACGACATCACCGACCGCGGTCGTGGTGACTGCCGCAGCTTCCCACGCCTGAATCGCTCCATAAGCCCGTGCCCACATGTCTGTAACTCCTCGGATGGGCCGGCATGTTTCATCCGGCCCTGTCCATATGCGACGCTAGCTCGTCGCCAGCTTCATCGACTTCAGCCGCCAGTCGTGGACCAACTGCGCGCCCACCCGCTTGCGCGAGTAGATGACCACCTTGTCTTGCAATGCCTTCAACTCGCGCAGGACTTCGATGCTCATGCCCACCCGGTCGGCGATGTAGTACCCGCGCATGTCGCCGTAGAGAACGGCGTAAGCGTCCGCCGCTTGCACCGGCATGAAGTTGGACACCTCAATCTGGTCGCCCAGGATGGAGAACGCCGGCTTCTCGGTCGCGTTGGAGAACGTCCCCGGCGTGATGACGATGGGCCGTCCGGTCGTGTCCACCAGGCCCAACGTCGCGCCCACCGTGCCGCGGTGCATGTACCACTTGGCATTCGCCTGGTACTGCGCCGGCAGCGCCGACCACACGCCGACGTAGCCTTCGGTCGGCTCAGGCGTGCCGACCGCCGTGCCGAGCCAGGTCACCTTCGCGCTCACGCCCGACGGGACGTACATGCCGCCCGCCCAGGTCGTGAACGAATGCGCCACCGATGCATTGGCATGCGCGAGGATGCCCTGCGGCTTCCCGACGCCGGTGCCGTCGATGAACGCGTCTTCCTCGCCCAGCGCGTTGGCCTCGCCCAACAATTCGCTGATGTAGCCCATCACGTCAAACTGCGCGTCCTCGATGAGCGCGCGCGTGAGAACGACCGCGCAGGTGGCGGTATGCACCGGGATGGTGACGAGTCCGGCGACCGGGTTGGTGGCCTCGCTGATGTCGCTAGCCGGCGCCTCGGCCGTCCAGGAGAACGTCGTGCCCGCGGTGTAGTCGTTGTCGGTCGTGTACACCGACTTCGGGAAGCCCACCATGTCGGAACTGGTCGTGAACACGAAGGCGTTGCGCCGGATGACCGACAGGCCCGCCATCTTTTTGATGACCTCGTTCCGCATGTCCATAGGCACCCAGAAGCCGCCCGCCGTGTCGACGCCCTCTTGCAGTACCTTCATCGCCGCGCCGGACAGCTTGTACTGGATCTTGCCGGTCGCCAGCCCGCGCAGGTACTGCGCATACGCGTCCTTGTACGCGCCGGACTTGAGCACCTTGAGCTTGGCTGCGCCGACGCGCCCCGTGGCGTACAGGCTGGCCGGGTCGCTGGCGTCCATCGTGACTTCGGGGATGTCGCCCTCGCCGCCGATGGCCTCGCCCGACCAGCCGGTCTTGACCGCGCTCTGTCCGTCCGGGCTGTTCGCCCAGCCCTTCAGCGCATCGGCCATTTGTTCGTCTTCCATGCGCGCCTTGAGCGCCTGGGCCGTTTCCAACTTCGCCTTGAACGCGACGCCTTCCTCAGCCGTCAGCGTGCCCTTCGCGCGCAGGGCATCCAACTCGCCCATCGCCGCGCGGAACTGTGCTTGTGTAGTCATGTCGTCACCTCAGAATGTTGAGAGTTTCGTACCATCGAATCAGGGCGGCAGCCGTCGCGCTGTCCAGCGCGTTCCCGTCCGGGAGTGTCACGCCATCCGGCGCGACTGTCGGCAGTTCCAAACTGATTGACTTCCAGTAAACGGTATCCAGCATGCGCGGCTCAGCCGGCGACGGCGTGAGCGCGGCCGCAAACAACGGCCACCGCTTCAGCCACGTCGCGCCCGACTTCGCCCGCTCGCGCGCGACGTATTGCGGCGCCGAATCGGACGACGTGCCAACGCCGCGCGCCTCGATGAGCTTGTCGATTGCGCGCCGGTACTGGTGATTGCGCTTCAGGGTGGCCGCGTACCACCTGCCGGTGTCGTCGTCGCCAAGCTCGGTGATTTCGCCTACCACCGGGTCGGCCTTCATGCCAGCGTCCTGCGCGTGATCCCACGTGAGCGGCCGCGGCATTGGCAAGCGGCCGTCCCAGAAGTCGGTCTTCGCCGTGAAGAATTCGTGATCCACGTCGACGCGCTCAGGGTCGCCCCACAGCGCAACGTAGCCGCGGATCGTGTCCGGCCCGTCAGCCTTGACTGCCAGCAGGTCGCGCAGCCCTTCGTCGGTGTGGGCCAGGTGCAACGACTTGGCGTAGACGATGGACAGCGGGAAAGGCTCGCCCGATGGCGCGCCAGCCTGCGCCGCAAGCCAGGCGATTTGGGCGGCGAGTTCCTTGATCTGACTCAGGCTTGTGTCCATCTTTGCACCCCTTGCGACGCGCCTGCGATACGGAAGGCGCCTAGCGCGACAGGCTTGTTGCGCCACCATTCGCGGTTTGGAACACACTTCCGTATCGCAGCGCCTGTATCCATTGTAGCCTTTCTGATTTAGCCTTGCCTACAAGTCCAACTCTTTGAGCATCTTGTCGATCCACGACTCATAGATGCGCGTCAGCTTCGGCAGCTTTTCGACGGCGACGTCGTACAACTTGCGCCACCCGCGCGCAGCCATCAGCCGCGACTGGTCGGCGTCGTCCGTCAAGTAGCGCGCGTAACTGGCGCTGTTGCCTATGATCGTCGTGTAGCCTTCGCTTTTCACGTAGTACTTCGTCCCATACCTCTCCGACGTGTACGGCACGACTGCGCGATACCCGGCCACGCCCGTCATCTTGCGCATGCGCGCCTTCGACTTCGTGTCCTTCGCCGCCAGCACGCCCATGATCGGGTAGTACGACGTTCGCCCGCGCACGTAGTAGCCCATCGGCCGGCGCGTCCGCATGTTGAAGCGCCCCGGCTGGTTGCCTTCGTTGGCGGGCGGGTAGCGGCGGATGCCCTCGGTGTTGAGTATCTCCAGCGCGGCTTCTTTGCCCGCCTCGGCAATGATGCGCTTAAAAGCCGATGGAACTTTCAGCAGCGCCGCTGCCAGCTTGTCGGCGTTGCGCACGGTGATGCGAATGTTAGCCATCGATGCGCGTCCTCGCCTGCGACCAGCACCTGCAATTTACGTGAGCGGGCGGCGCATAGATGGCGTCCTCGCCTTCGCCCGTGAAGGCTTCGCCCTCGTTGACTTCCTTCCCGTTGAGCGGCCCGCACACGCCGCACACCTTGTCGTCGTTGTTCGTGAACCACTCGAGCGTCACCCTTACGCCGGGATTCTCTCGCGCCAGTTCGGTCGCCACCGCCATCTCGCTCTGCCCGTAGGCGCGCGTGATTTCAGTCACCGCGATGCGCTCGGCCCTTCCCGCATCGAACGGCAGCGCCTGCATCACGTCGCCGATGGTCATGCCCGGCGTTTCGATGAACCCGGCGATGGCCTCGCGCGTCGCCTGTAGCGTCGTGTCCTCCACGTTCTTGATGAGCGTCCCGACGTACTGCCGGGCCCACTTCGCCGCCTCGGTGTTGGTGAGCGTGTAGTCGATGCCGATGCCGGTTTGCGCGCCGGCCAGCGCCACGCCGTCGCGCGTCACCTCCTGGTACAGCCGTAGCAGCGACATCTCCAGGTCGTCGTCATACTCCAGGGCTTCGTCAAGCGACAAGGGTAGTACGGCCTTCGCGCCCTTGCCGGGCGTCGCCTTCTGTGGCGGGTTGAGCGTCAGCCAGTCGGCGATGCGCTTCGCCTGCCTGCGGAAGTGGCGTTCGATGATGGCCTGGTAGCGCGCCTCATAGCGCGTCTTCGCGCGCCGGCCAGGCTCGCGCGCGTCGCGCAAGCCCTTCGCCCCGGCAGCGCGGGCGATGTCCTCGGCCGCGTCAAGCGCATCACGCAGAACCACGGTCCGCCTCCAGCGCCACGCGCGCGGCGCGAATCTCGGCGACCAGCGCGTCAAGGCTGGCGCCCTTCGCCTTCGGCCATGCCGCATCGAAGGCCGCGCGCACTTCGCCCGCGCTCTTCGCCCCGGCCAGTGCAACATCAAGGCCGGGGACGCCAAACACCGGGATGGCCTGGCCAGCGCGCCGCGCGTCAAGCGCCTGGCGCCGCCATGCCTTCATGCGCTCCTCATCGGGTTCGTCCTCTGGTTCGGGTTCTTCCGCCGCTTCGCCTTCAGCCTGGATCACCTCCCCGGCTGCGGCGGGTTCCTGTTGCGCCTGCGCCTGCGCGAGCGCGGGCGGCATCTCCTCAGCCTCTTCCGTCTCTTCCCCGACTGCCGGCGCGGTCATCGACACGAACACAGGCACCTCGTCTATTTCGTCCAGCCCCATCTCCGCGCGTGCTTCATCCCGCGTAATGACACCTGCGCTCGCCGCTTGCAGCGCTCGTGTCCATGCGGCCGTGCGATCCTCTTGCAGCGCTTTGATTCCCGACGTGTCAAAGCCGCACCACAGGCCAGGCACGTCGCCCTGGATTCCATCCGCAAAGTGCGGCACCAACTGCGACTCAATCTCCCCGGCGAGATACTGCCAGCGCGGTGTGATGGCCTCTTCATAAAATGCTTTGCGCGCCTCCTGGTAGTTGCTGTACGTCGACGCCGATAGCCCCACCTTCGCGCCGATGAGCATGGGTGGGACGCCGAACACGGCGCACATGCGCGCTTCGTCGCGGCCGTCCAGGTTCGTGAAGTCCATCTCCCTGAAACTCATCTGCGTGTTCTGGTACTGCACGCCGGCGCCCAGGACGGCGATGTCGCCCCAGTTGGCGGTGCCGCCGTGCAACTCGCGCCAGCGGTCGCGGATGCGCTTGGCTTCGGCGTCGTTGACGTTCGCGGTCGTGCTGAGGATGCCCGACACCTGCGCGCCGCGCTGGAAGAACGATGTGAGGAAGTCGGTCGCCGCGTTGTCGGTCGCAGCCACGCGCATCGCAACGGCGCTCTTCGACAAGCCCTTGAGCATCGGGTACAGCGGGTCGAACTCCTGGAACACGATGCACCGCGAGATGTCGATGTCGACGTAGGGCAGTCCCTGCGGCTGGTAGCGCACGGTCGCCAGCGGGCGATCTGGACCGCGCAGAAACGAACACCAGTCCGGCCGCATCGGCCACAGCGCCAGCGGGTCGCCGCCACGCGAGAACTCAATCTCCCACACCGAGTAGCCGGCGACGCACAGGTAAATCTCGACGGCTTGCCAGAACTCGGCTTCGCTCATCATGCTGTTTGGCTTGGCGATCAACTCGCGCGCCGGGCTGTCATCGAGCACGTCCCCGTCGCTGTCGTACACCGCGAGCGGCGCGGCCGCGACTGCCACGGCGCGCTTCTGGATGCAGGCGTAAATGATCTCGTTGCGCCTGTAGCCGCTGACTGCCAGCGCGTAGGGCGAGGGTTGCGGGTACTGCGGGCTTGTCTGCTCCCACACCGGCCAGGTGTTCGCCGCCGCCTGCGTCGTGGCCTTCGGCCTGATGGCCCCCATGATGCGATCCCATACTGCCATGCGTCACCGCCTACAGATAGACTTGCGCCGCTTGGGTCGCCCCATGCCACGCGAGAGCCAGAGCCATCACCGTATCGTCGTGCATGCCGGCAGGCGCGCCGTAGCGCATCATCCCTCCCGGTAGTCGTTCCTGCTCGTATGCCTCAAGCTCCCCGATGACGACAGGATCATTGGTAATAGTAACACCCCCCGATTCGGGCGGCGTTTCAAACGCCAGCGCCAGCGCGTCTATCACCATCGCCTTGCTGGCGTTCGTGGTCGTGAAGCCGCGCACCGGCAGGTCGGCGGCTTGCAAGCGTTCGACCAGCGGCCCGCCCATGCTGTTCTCCTCGGCGATGATGGTATCGGGCTTGAAGCGGTCGTACATGGCGCGCAGCCGGCCCAGTTGCAACTCGTACCCGATGCCACTGAATCTGTCGATAGACGCCGCCGCCCGCATCGTGGCGTCTACCACATATATCACCGTGAAGTCGTTCGACCTGGCCCAGTCGACGCCGAACACGTACTGATGCCCGGCGATGGCCTGGGGCTGCGGCTCGGCAGTCGCCCGCGCGCGGACGTTGCGAAACACGCCGCCGCCGTCGTCGACGAACTCGGCAAGCCATTCCTGCCGGTAGGTGCGGTCGCTCACCAGCCCCCGCGCACGCTCAGCCGCGGCGCGGATGTTGGGGTTCGGGTTGGCCGATGACGGCGCCGTGAAGGACGCGCACTCGTCGGTCATGGCGAGGCCGCGCTGGTACTCGCGCCAGAACCAGTTGCGGCCCTTCGGCGTGCTGATGAGCATGGCGCGCCCGTTGCGGTCGGCGAGTGTCGGCATGATGGCGTCCGAGTGTGCCTCCTCGCTGATGCGGCTGGCTTCGTCTTCAATCACCAGGTCGAAGGCTTCGCCGCGGATTGAGTCCGGCGCGTCGGCTGAGTAGATGCCCAGCCAGCCGCCGCGCGGAAACTCCACGACACGCTCAGCGCGCCGCACGTCGACGCGCCCGGCGACAGGCGCCACCATGCGCTCAGCGAAGCGCCACAGCGGGCGTGAATTGCGATACGTCGGCGCGATCCACGCAACGGCAGCGCCTGCGCTCGCGCACGCCAGCGCGACGCTACCCGCCATCATCGTCTTCCCCCAGCGCCGGCCGCAACTGATGATCTTGATTCGCGCCGGGTGCAAGGCTATCGCGCTCTGGTCGGGCCGCAATTCGGGCAACCGCATCGTCGTAACGGAACGGCTGGATTTGGACTGGCCCGCCGTCGCGCCCTGAGATTTCATGCTCCTCCCTCACCACATAGCCGCGATCCTTGCCCAGCGTCTTTGTTACCCAGATCATCGCCGTCACGTCGCCGCCGATCATGGCCTTTCGCAAGCCGGCCTCGGCGATGTCCACCATCTCGCCGCGGATGTCGGTGACGATGTCGCGCAGGCCCTCGTCCTTTTCCAGCCGCTTGTAGAGCGTGCCCGGCGCGCAGTTGAGCTGACGCGCCGCGAGGTACACGCCGCCGCCGCATGCCTTGAGCGCCGCCACGATGTCGGCTCGCTTCACGCGGGTCTTGGGTGTGGTCATGGCACACGCTCCGGCGTCCGGCCCGTGGCCTGATGCCATCTCTCAAGCGCGACCGCGACATAGCCCGGCGATATTTCCACGGCCCGGCAGCGCCGCCCAAGATTCTCGCAGGCGATGATGGTCGTGCCGCTGCCGGCGAAGGCGTCGTATACATCGCCGGTCGTGCAGTCGCCTATCAGCAGCCTAAACCAATCGGCGGGCTTGCTGTGACTGTGCTCTGATTCCGCGTGCAGTTTCGTGATGGGCGCGCTAAACACGTCCGCTAGATGCTTCCCTCGCGGGTCCGGTTTGAATGTGTACTCGCCCCGCGTATTGAATACGTCGCGCTGTTCGCCCGCGTCCCCGTAGTGCGCACCGTCGAATTGATAATCGCTCACGTCGCCATACCATAGGCACAACTTGCCGCGCTTCAATGGGCGGCTGGGTGTGTACCAACACGACACGCAGTCCCACGTAAACACCCACGCGGGAGCGCCGAACATGCGCACCACGTCGCCGCATCGCTGCCCGTCCGTGAACGCGAGAACATGCGCGTAGGGCGTGGCGTCGAATTGCGGCGCGCTGTCCCACTCGGGGTCAAACACGACAGACTTACAGCGAATGTCCATCACCCGCGCCACTACAGCCGCGTCGGTGCAATCGCCGCACACCAGCCGATGGTCGCCCAACTGCCACAACTGCCCCGGCTCCACGCCCCACTTGACGCGCAACTCCTCGGCCTTGTCGATTTGCGGCTCGGCGTCCAACTCCTCGGCGGGATGGAACACCCCGGCCTCCTTCGCCAAGTCCTCAAGCATCCGCGTCACGCTGGCGTCCTGCGATTGCACGCTCGCCAGCAGCGCGTCAAGCGCCGCCGCGTCCGCCTGCGCCATCGCCGAAAGTGGGTCGTGCGTGACAAGCACGTAGTCCGCCTCCGCGTCGCTCAGGTCGGTCACCGCCACCATGTACTCATGGTCTGGCGCGATGCCGCGCCGCAGGTGGCCGTCGATAAGCGTGAGCTTGCCTCCGTTGCGCTCGCTGTGCCAGGCCAGCAGGACGCCCACGTCGCCGACCTCGCGCATGACGCCGGCCATCGCCTCGGCTTGCGCGTCGGGATGATCGCGCCAGTTGCCGGGGTGCGGCTCCAGGTCGCCCGCCCGCACGCGCCGCACTTCGACGATGCGGTCGCGCACGTTCACCAAGCCCGGCTTTACCTTGCGGCTCATGGTCGCCTCGCAAACAACTCAGCGGATTCCCTGAACGCATCGGCCGCGCCCGGCTCCACCGTGTCGCGCAGGCTGAACGGATGCAGCGGCGCCGTGAGCAGCCCGCGCAGGCCCATCGCTATCGCCTTCGGCGTGTTGGGGCGCAAGCCGGCCGGCCAGTCGCTGCCCGCGATGACCTGGACTGCCATCTCGCTCAGCGCCGACAGCAGCGGCGGGAACTCCTCCGCGAAACGATGGCGCGGGAAGAAATCAAACGCGATGTGAAACGCGGCGTCCGGGTTGACCGCCCGCAGTATCACGCTCCACAGGCCGGGGATGTCAACGACGCCCGACGCGCCCCAGGCCGGGCCGTAGTACACCGGATGCAGCGCCGACCAGCACTCGTGCCACTGCGTGTCGGCATACACCGCGTGCAAGCCGACCAGCGCCTGCGCCAGCGTTGAGTACATCCACTCGAACGTCGTGCGCGCGCCGAAGTTGGGCAACGCGCGCGGGTTGCCGACGTGGTCGCGGTAGCTGGCGATTGCGGCCGGGTCGTAGATGCAAGGGATGGCCGGTGGCAGTATCGACTCGCCCTCCTGGCTGAAACACTGGATCACCTGCACGTCGTCGGCGCGGTAGCGCGCTTGCAAGGCCCGCACGAAGCCCAGGTAGCAGTCCATCGCATCGGCATTCCACGGCGACAGACAGCCCCAGGTCTGCTGGCTGTTGCGCTGGTCGTTGGTGCGCATCGGCCGGCCGTCGATGTCCCACACGTAGAACTCGTCGGGAAGGTGCGTCGGCACGGACGACGGCCCCATGAGCAGCACGCGCATGCCAGCGGCCCGGCAGCGCGTGACCTGTTCGTCGGTCAGCGACCAGTCCACCTGGCCCGGCTCGCGCTCCATCAGGTGCCACGGCGCGAACTCAAGCGCCACGGTCGCGCCCGCGTCGCGGAACCGCTTCAGGTCGTCGAGCGGGATGGCGCGGGAGATCCACTTGGGATTCCACGGCGACACGCCGGTCGCCGGGCAGTCCATCACGATGTTGTGGCAGTCGTCGGGTATAAAACTCACAGCATCTCCTCATCGATCACAGGCTGGTCGAGGATGTTATCCAGCGCCCAGCCCGCGCGCGCGTCAATCAGGCACGCATGCGCCAGCGCGTCAATCACCCGCTCAGGCGGCACGCCCGCGTCGCGCAGGGTCGCCACCTTCCACGCGCCGCCCGTCTTGGATACCGTGTCGATCTCGCCGTCGCGTTCGGTGGCCAGCCGTGGCATGAAGGTATGGCGCGGGATGGGCAGGCCCATCACCTCGCAGCAATAGCAGTACAGGCTGAAGCGCGGCAGTAGGTCGATGCCAGTCACCACATGGTCGACGCCCTGCTTGGCGTCCATCCATGCCACGCGCGCGGTCAGGTAGACGGTGTACGGATACCACGCATTCGACATGCCGCGCACTTCGGGGAAGTGCGCGAACTCGCCGGGGTCGTGCGCGTTGGGCCAGTGCGCGTGGACGGCGGCGCCGGCCTCATCGGCCAGCGTCGACTCGAAACAGAACTCGTCAAAGCGGATGCCGAGCCACGTCATATCACGCAGCCACTCGCGCCCGAAGCCCTGCATGGCCTGCATGGTGTGAAGCGCGAGCCACGCGGTCTGGTCGTCCTCGCACCTGAGAATGAAGCGCCCGCCCGTCGTCTGCGCGATGTGCTGATTCACCAGCGCGAGGTAGACGTGGCCCAGGTGCGGCAGGCCGTTGGCTGTTGGATTCAATCTGACGTTGCTCACTTCCAAAACTCCTGCATGAGTGGCATGTACTGGTCCACCCGGTACCCTGCCCAGTCGTTGTCATTGCCGGATTGGAACAACGCGCCGCCAAGTATCTGCGTGGGCCAGCCGAGCGACTCTTGCGCCTGGCACGCCAGCCAGTCGCGGCACCACTGCGAGAACTGCGCGCCGGTGTAGCCGTGCGCCGGGAACCCGCCCACCCCGCCTTCGTCCACGCCGGTCTCTGAGCACAACACCTTGCGCAGCTTCGGGTCGAAGCCGCAGCGCGAGAACAGTTGAGCCCACCGGCGCGCATACCAGACGTCGAAGTCCTGCCCGATCTTGCGTGTGTACAAATGGAAGCCGATGTAGATGCCGGGGTCGTTGTTGTACAGCCCGGCCACCCGGCGCCTGAAGATGTCGGCCAGCTCGTCGTTCCAGAAGTCCGGCGTGCCCATGCTGTACGCGCCCAAGCTCACGCGGTAGCCGCGCTGCCGCACGATGGCGGCGGCGCTCAGCTCAGCGTCCAGGCGGTCGTTCAACTCCTTCGCGTTGCCGTAGCCCTGCCCGTTGTCGCTCTCGTTGAGCGTCTCGTAAATGCAGTTCGGGTGCAGCTCGCCGGCCAGCATGTGCGCAGCCAGGCCAGCACCGCCCCACGGCCCGCTCACGTAGTGGCGATGGACAACGACTGCATCGGGGTACTGCCGGGCCAGTTGCGCGGCAACCGGGAAGTTGTCCAGCACCTGGAAGTAGCGGCAGCCCTGCGCCGCGTAGTCGAAGGCGATGCGGTGATTGCCGATGACGTTCACGCCGATGAGCACCTTGCCCGGCACGATGGGCGGTGGCACCACGATGGGCGGCTCGACTGCGTACTGCCGAAACTCCAGCGTCGTCGGGATGGACGGCGCCGAGTAGTAGCGCGACACGAAGTCGCGGTACGCCTGCTGTTGGTCCGGCGCGATCCCCCAGAACACAATGCGCCGCGAGCGCAGGCCGGTGATGGGCAGGCAGGCGTCGTCGACGCTGAAGCACACCGACTGCTTGCGCAGGTACGCCTCGCCGGCCACGATGTCGTACTGCGCGCGCGTCGCGGTCTGCGTCGGCACGTGCACTACGCGGTCGTAAGGCTCGCGCGCCACGTAGGGTGCGTCGCCGGCTGTCGTCATCGATACCCCCAGCTTGGCGCGCGTCATGGCGTCAAGCGACGTGCGCGGCGCGAGGATGTTGGCTCCGCGCGAGTCCGGCCAAAGCGGGTCATGGAAGTGCGTGTCGTCGAGGCGCACGATCCAATGCAGCCCGGTGTAGTTCGGGTCGTAGCGGTGCGGCAAGTCGGTGTAGCGGATGAGCGCGGCGTGCGGGTAGCCGTCGCCCGCAGTTGCCATCAGCCCCAGGTGGGCCCACATGGCGCGCAGGTCGGCGGCGGTCGTGCCATCGGCAGGCGGGTCGAATCGTTCGGCCAGCGACTGGACTGTCTCAGCGTTGCCCTTGCCGAGAGCGCGGGCCAGCATGAGCGCGACGGCCGGCCCGCAGTCGTTGCGCGCCGCGTTGCCCATCTGCGAAATCCAGGGGATGCTCGTCATAGCGCCGCCCCCGGCCGCGCCTTGTGCGCCGCGTCGCCCAGTTGTGACAACCTCCCCATGCGCTCGGCGTACTCGTACAGATGCAGCGCCGCGGCTGGTTGCGGCAGTCCAGCCGCGCCGGACTGCTCCCACTGCAAGCCGGCGTCATGCGAAAGCGTCTCAAGCTCCAGCACTGTGAACCGCGTGCGCAGCAGGTCATACAGGCCATCCATCATCACAATCGCCGGGTACATGTGCGGGCGCGGCGCCGGTGTGGCGCCCAAGGAGATCACCTGTTGCGTCAGGTCGACCACCCAGGCGCGGAGTTCGTCGTTCTCTCTGCGGATGCCGACGATCTCGCGGCGCAGCGCGTCGATCTCGGACTGTAGCCGCGCGCCTTGTTCCACCGCGCGTTGCCAGATTCGGCCCTCAAGCTCAGCCGCCGCGCTTGGCGTAGGCGTTGCGCGAAAGCGCACAGCCAGCCACCCGACCACTGCCAAGAACGCGACTAGCGATGCGACTTGAATCGCGTCCGCGATAGTGATGACATCAGCCACGAGTCCCCCGGTCGCGCCCCACCCATGCATTGAGTGTGAGCGTAGCCGCGAGCGCCATCGTCGCCATCTCGTACCATCCATTCGTGAGCCGGAACCCGGCGATGTAGATAGCCTGGATGACGACGACGTAGCCCAGTCCCACGGCTGCGACGACGCGCAGGGCGCGCCCCACTGCGTCGCTGCCGTGGCGAATCGTGTGCACGTTGAGCACCACGCCAGCGGCACAGATGACGACGAGTAGCACGTTGTCGCCGTAGCGGGCGATCCAGGTGATGACATCGGCCACCATGTCACCCGTGCGGCGGCGGGTTGGTGGCGCGGCGGATGGCGTCGGCATCGCGTAGTCGCTGCGTGTTGTCAGCCAGGCGCACAGCCCGCACGCGCTGTACCTCGGCCTTCACGCCGACCACGCCGGACGCGCCCAGGATGACGACCACCAGCCCCACCACCGCGGCCAGCACATCCGGCGACAGGTCGGGGAACGCGTAGCGCGCGACGATGGACGCCAGCAGAATGACGGCGCTCCACACCTTCGGGTCTTTGAGGATCGCGCGGATGATGTCCATAGCACCTCGCAAACAAAAACGCCCCACCCGGCAATGAGTGAGGCACGCCATCGGGCGATGACGTAAGTATACGCTTGCGCAGATTTAGCCCCGCCCAAACTGTGTAGGTTTCCCGTCACCCGTTGACAAGCGCAGAATATGTGCTACAATTCTGTGCATACCACGGGGTAAGGGAAACAGGAGACACAAAATGGAAACCGAAACCAAAAACTACAAGATCGCGACCGAGGGAATGGAAAGCGAGCCGATGACCTGCGCCGAAGCCGATGAGGCCATCGCCAAACTGCCGGAAGGGTACTACGTGACGGCGGCTACAACGGAGCGGCGCATGGTCAGCGATGGGGCGGGCGGATGGACGTTCGACTGGTGCATCGGCGATGTCCCCGGCAACAAGCCCGCTCTTCTGTGGCGGTAAGCCACCACCACACGATTGCCGCCGAGGTGACTAAGGCGGCGGGAGAATACAGACATGGCAAAGTTCAACATCACCAGCGAAACGAAACTCACCAACGCGAGCATGCGCGATCACAGCGCCGACTCGTTCTACATGGCGGTCGCCGCCTACATCACCGAGCACAGCCGCACTGGCGACCCGGAGCAGTCGCTCCAGGACTGGCTCGCGGCCGGCGACTACCAGGACGTGCCGACCGTCGCCAGCGTCATCGCCGAATGGGACAGCGACCGCGAGTAGCACCCATGAACACCCGCATCACCAAAGCCGCCCGCGCCGAACGCCTGGCGCGGGCGCAGGCGCTGCTCGAAGCGTCAGGCTGGACCGTGCGCCGCCCGCTGCCGACCGCCGCGGCTGAGCACGCCGTCACCGCGCTGGTGGCCGAGTTCAACTGCCAGCGTCGCACCGCGCTGCGGATCGTGGCGCAAGCCGAGCGCAGGCTGCGCGGCGAGGTCGTGGACACGTGGGCGCGCGGCGCAGGCCGGCCGCGCAAGTGGGTGCGCGTGCAGGTTGAGGATGCCGTCAAGGCCGGGCTGGCTCAGCCACCGGCGAGGGGATAGACATGGATTACGTTCTCAAGTGCGAGGGTAAGAACCGGCGTGGAGAAACCGTCAACGTCCTGACAGCGGGCGGGGTATTCGTGCACAAGGGCAGCTACGGCGAGGCTTACCGGATCGTTCGGCGCAGGATCAAGCCGGGCGACACGTACACCGAAGGCGGCGCCGTGTTGTCATACGAGCAGATGCAGAAGCAGTATGCGGATGGCGACGCATTCGACCGCGGCGAGTTCTGACGCGCCGCGCCCGGCAAACAGAAGCGCCCCGGTGATTGGCCGGGGCGCTTGCGTGCGGGGGATGTTACTTGCTTCGCGCCACGATGAATCCAGGCGGCAAGGCCGACAGCTTGAATGCGTGGAACGTTGAAGAGTTGTCGCCGTTCGCGCGCTCTTGCCACTCATGCTTTTTTGAGTAGAGACACCTGTTGAACCAAAGCCGGAACACCTTCAGGTCGCACAGAGACCACGCGCGCAAGCCAACCTCGCGCTCATCGCTGAAGCCGTAGAAGAAATAATCGCCCCACCCCGCAACGACTTTTGTCAGTTCTGTTTCAACCCCGCTCGGTCTCCCGCTGCGAATGGTGAACTCATCCGGGTACCTGTCGAAGTATTCATGGCGGCGAATCCGGCAGGCGATCCGAACCGCTTCGAGCTTCAACACAATCAAGTCGGTGTTGTGGCGCCCGTCCTCTTCTTCCGTCGACTCGCCTATTAGGTGCTCGCCAAGAATCCGCTTTATCTCAGGTATGAATCTGTCCGACCACCTCTTGTCATCTTGCCATGTCGCCGTCACTTGCCCACCTCGTTCCCCCATGAATCGAAACCGTCGCGCCTCTTCCGTGCGAACATGTCCAGGCGCGGCGATGGCGACGCCTGAATCACGCGGTCATAGAACACGTCAGGCTTTACAGAATGCCCATTGGCCGGCGCATCAAACGACAGCTTCAACCCCAACCGCTCCAACCTCAACCCGCCCCGGTGGGCATAGATAACGTGCTCGGTGTTGTACATCCACGAGAACGGCGTAATGCCGGATGGCTTTACCCACGTCATCATGCACTGGTAGTCAAAGCCCCACGCCCGCACAAGGTCTATTCCTTCCGGCATGAACTTTTGCGTCACCCAAAGATACAGGTGGCAGGCGGGCGCGGCAATGTCCCCGACCGGGATGGCGCGGATCTCCTCAAGCGTCATCGTCGGGTAGTCCAGACTCGCCCCCTGATTCGGTCTTACCTCGCGCTCTATCTTTGCCATAGGCCACGGCGGATCGATGACGATGCACTTGTACGCCTGCCCTGGATAGTCCGGCGTGATGGCAGGCTCTGGGACGTGGAGGCGAGCAACGCTTTGCTTTGCCTGTGCGATGGTCATGCCCCCTGCCTTGACCTGCTCAAACAGTTCTGGCGCGTCCGCCTTGAGGCGCTTGGCATCGCTCACGTAGTGCGCGTTTGTGCCGACAAGCGCGGCGGCTTGCTCGCGTGACTCAGGCTCAATCACTTCCGGAAAAAATTCCGGAAGTGATTTCGACTTGCCCGGCGCGGTGCCGCCGTGCTCGCGCTGCCGCCGCTTCGCCTCTTCCTCAAGCATCGGCAGCATGTCCACCCCGACCGCCGCGCGCTGCGATGGCGTAAGGTGGCGGCGGTGCAAGTTGAGCGACACGACGAACGCAACCAGCGACCCGGCCCCGTTCCATTCGCGCATCACCGGCGCAATGCCCAACTCGCTACACGCCCGGTACCTGTTGCGCCCGTCAATGATCTGGCCGTCGCAGGTGTAGATCGGCTCGCGCTGCCCGTTGGCGGCGATGTCCGCCTTGAGTGACTCGTACTCGTCGCCGGTCATCATGGGGAACAGCGCGGCGATTGGATGCGGCTCTATCACTTCGCCTTCCCCACGCGCGGCTCTGGCGCGTCCTTCTCGGCCTCTGTGCTCAGCCCGTTCTGGTAGCCCAGGTAGTGAACGCTCATCTCAACAACGCCCGTTGCGCTCAGGCCCAGGCGCGTTTGCAGCGCCTCAAGCATGGCGACCGTCGACGGCCGAAAGCGGAAACTGACGCGCGCCCGTGGAATCCTTCGCTGCTGTTTCATATCCCAGATGTTAGCACTGCGTCATGCACCCGTCAAGCACCCGGCATAACGTTAACTTGCCTGCCCGCCTGCCTGCCCTGGGCAAGATCGTTTTACGGCGACTGCCGCGCCGGGAGAGAAGGGGCGCCGTCCTCGCGTTGCACCCACTTCCACGCGCCACCCTGCCCGGCACTGTCAGCCACCCCGCGCTCGCGCAACACGTTCATGCAAGCGGTGATGTAGCCGTGCGACGTGATGCCCGGAACAGTCGCGGTGATGTTGTCGCGCGTCGGCGCGGTGTGCGGATACAGCCGGCAGTAAATCTTGATGGCCGTTCGCTCGATCTGCTCGCGCCTCACAAATTCGTCATCGGTGACGCGCTGTAGATCGATGCCCGGTGGCAGCAGCGCCTGCGGCTGCGCGCCAGGCCCGACCATGCGCCACTGCCCATCGACCGGCGCTTCATCGCCACGCGGCGCAGGTGACACGGCCTTGCGCGCAGCCTCGCCGGGGTTGGCCGTCGCCATCCATCGGCCTATGCTCTGGCTGATAAACACAATCGCCAGAATCACGAGCACCGCGGCCGCGGCCTTCTCGCCGACCAGCACGGCCAGCCCCAGGTAGAGCGCGAACACGAACAGGATCGCGCCGACCAACAGCGGCCACCACGGGCTTTCAGTCCTCGCTTTGTTGCCTTCCATTCCTCACCCTCACGAATACCAAACGCGCGCCGACCAGGACGCACAGGAGCGCAGCCGCGACCATGATGCTATACCCGCCCGGTGGCATGTCGCCGCCCGATGGCGCCGTAACGACCGTGACGACTATGACGCGCGCCGTGGCGACAGGTGCCGGCGTGACAGTCGGCGCCGCAGTCGGCGCGCTGGTCGCCGTTGCGCGCGGCGTGCTGGTGGCTGTCGCTTGTGGCGTCATCGTCGGCGCCCATGTCGGATCAATCACGGTCGGCAGCGCGGTCGGGCGCACGGTCGGCGATGGTGTCGCCAACAGCCGGGCGCCCTCAGTCGCGCGCGCCCGGCCTTGAAGCGCAGCCGCGCCACTCTGCGCCGCCGCTATCGTCGCCTGTGCGAAGTAGTCCACCGCGGCCGGAGTGCCCGGCGCGCAAGCGGACAGTAGCGACGCCAGCATTACGACAGCCATACAGTTTTTCATCGTGCGATTTTCGCGCCTTCACGCGCCGCCAGTTCGCTGTAAACCCATTCCTCTTTGCCCGCCCCCAAACGCAATGGCGGGCCGTTTCCGTGCGCTACAGGGCATGCTAGGCCCGATACCCCAACTCCCGGCAAACTCGCCGGCGCCCCGATGCCCACCCGCGCGTGCCGGGCGTCGACGCGCTCCACGACCGCCAGCAGGTGCGGACGCCGCCACTCCCCGGTGACGGCGTACACCAGGTCCTCCTCGCACCGCTCAAGCCGGTCCAGGTTGGACACGTCGCCGCGCACGGTCCACACGATGCAACCCGGCCGCAAGTCGACGGCGACCGGCTGCACGTTGACGCCGAGGTGGCGATCCCACCAGTCGAGCATGGCGTGCGTCATGTGTTGGAGCATGTGCCCTCCGCCCCAAGTTGCACCGGCTTGACTTGCCGATGCCACACGAGGGCGCGGTACACCATCCCGACTAGGTAGTCGATGGCGTACTCGTGGCGTTCCACGCTGTAGATCGTCACGATAGCATCCTTCGGGATGACGATGGTTGCCCCGCTATCGTGATAGCCAACCGTGCTGCACGTCAGCGCGCCGATGTCGCCCGGCTTCAATAGGTCGCTGTTCATGTCGTTGTCTCCTTCGGCGCCTCATGGACCATCACCACCAGGCACGCGGCGCGCAGGTGCTCGCTCGCCTTGTCGGCCTCCAGCATCAGCCGGCGCAGTTCGCGCTGGTCGCCGCGCGGCGCATCCTCCCACGCCGTCTGAGCCACGGCCCAGGCCAGCGCCAACTCGCCAACGTGCTGGACTTCGACCGCGCGCGCGACGGCCGCTTGCGAGCGCAGCCAGGATTCGGGTACCGCATAGGTCGGCGCTTCCTCACTCATCGCTTTGCCCCATCGCCAGCCGCGACGCCTCGGATGGAATCCGCAGCGCGCGCACGCGATCCAGTTCGTCGCGCGCGGCCTGGCCGGCCTCCAGCGCCTGCGCCAGTTGCGCGGCCATGATGGACGCGCCCATCGCCTGCTCGCGCAGGCCGGCAATCCCCGCCACTGCTGCCTCCAGCACCCGCAGCGCAGCCAGCGCGTAGTCGCCGTGTATCGGCTCTTTCGTCGGCCCCGGCCCGATGATGTAAAGCTCTACGATGTCGACTGCCTCTTGCGTAGTCATCGTGTCACCCCGTCCTGAATCGCCAGGCGCACCAGGCCGACGATGGCGTGCATGAAGTCCGGGTGCGCCAGTTCATAGCGCTTCATGTTCGCCGCCTCGCGCCCCGGCACCTTCGCCCACACATAGAGCGTCCACGTGTCGCCGTCGCGATTGATGGTCAGCGACTTGTGCGCTGCCATCCACTCCGACACTGCCTCGTCGATCGTCACGAAGTCCGGTACCATCATGCACCGCCTTTCGCGTCGTGCAGTCCCCAGTACAGCACGAGCGCAATGCCAACGAGAATCACCAGCGCCCACATGCGTTACCAGCTCCTGTTGTTTCTGTTGGCCCACGCCACCAGGCCGTACACGCCGGCCAGCGCCAGCGCCACCGCGATGGCGACGACGACAAGCTGAAGCCCGGCGTCCATCAGCGCGCCTCGCGGATACGATCCGCCGTCAGCACGCGCTCCAGTTGGATGATGGCCTCGTCGGCCAGCACCAGCCCCGTCGTGTACGTGAGCACGCGCCAGCCAAGTTCAACCGCCATGTTTTTCTTGAGACAGTCGTCCTCGAAGCCCTTGCCCGTGACGTGCCGGCCGCCGCTCCACGTGCCGCCGTCGATTTCCACCGCCACCTTGGCCGATAAAAAGGCGACGTCGAAGCGCCAGCGCCGCGGCGGCGCGAACTGGAATTCCGTCACCGGCTCCGGCAGGCCGGTCTGGCGGATGCGCGTCAGCAGGTGGCGCACCGCTTCAGGTTGCGCGCTCATGGCGCCACCGCCTCGAGTCCGTCAGGCGGGACGACAGTCTGGTACCCGTCGCACTCCACGACGTACGCGCCGTACGTCGTCCGCACGATCACGCCAAGCGAGCCGGCCGGCAGCCCGACGCGTGGCAGGCCCGGCGCGTAGCCGAAGAAGCTGTACACCAGCCGCACCTTGTCGCCCACGTTGAAACCTTTTATGTGTGTCATACGTCCACCGCCTCAAGCCCGCCGATGTCGCTGGCGAAGGCCTGGTGTTCACCGTCCGAAACGATGTAGCCGCCGAGCGTCGGCCGCACGATGTAGACGACGTCGCCGGCCGGGATCACGCGCGGCGGGTCGCCCGGCACATGGGCTGGCGCGTCGCGCAGAAGCTTCACGAGCGTATCGTTTTCGAACTTCGTTGGTTCCGTGGTGTTCACTTCCGCCCCTTGCGCCCGGTCGCCGCCTGCCGGATGGCGTCATCCGTGATGCGCCGAAACTCGCCAGGCTTGCACCGCTTGCCGTTGCGCGGGAGCTTGGCGACTGCCAGCGTAGCCGCGCGCCGCGCGTCGTCACCAGTCAACCCGACCACCGGCGCCGTCGTGTTGCGCGCCCGCCCGAACCACCGACTAAAAATGCTCACGAAAGCCTCCTGACTTCGGCCGGCTTGAACCGCATGGTAGGCCGGTCGAAGTAGCATTTAATGACACCAGTTTCGCCGTCCCGGTTCTTTCGCAGGATCACGTCGATCAGGTTCGGGACGTTCTCGTCAGGCACGTTCAGGATCACCACCTTGTCGGCCGGGTTTTCGATGGCGCCCTCGCGCATGTGCTCCAGGCCGGGCGAGCGTGTCTGCGTGCTGGCCCGGTTCAATTGCGAGCCGACCATGACCGGCACGTCGAAGCCGCCGTCATCCGCGCTGGCGAGCGCCTTGAGTTCACCGCCGATCACGTCAATCTCCCGGCTGCGCGTCTCTGTGCCGCCGTCGCCTTCCATAAGCTGAAGGTAGTCAGTGACCACCAGGTCGAACGGCGCGCGCGATGCCTCACGTTCCACGCAGGCGATCATGCGCGAAGGGGTAAGCCCGCCCACGTGTTTCCACACGATGTCAGCCTCGCCCATCGCCGAAGCCGAGCGCGTGACGCGCGCCAGTTCGTCTTCGTTGAGCGCGCCGCGCCGAATGCGCCGGCTGTCGATGCCGGTGTCGACGGCGACCAGGCGGTTGTAGAGACGCTCTGAGCGCATCTCCAAACTGAAGACGCCCACCCGCTTGCGGTCGCGTATCGCGGCCTGGTAGATGCTGTTGAGCATGAAGGCGGTTTTCCCGGCGCCCGGCCGGCCGGCGATGACGATCAGGTCGCCGCGCTCCCAGCCCAGCGTCATGTCGTCAAGCCGAACGTCTGTTCCGCCCCACGGGACGCCGGTCTTGATACCGGGCAGCGCGCCGCCCGCCTCGACTGCCCGCTCGACTGCCGCCGCAAAGCCGGCAGCTACTTCGCCGTTCTGCGCCATCATGGTATCGGCGCGCGCGCCGCTCACGCCGCGCATGGCCGCATGAGCGCACTCCACGACTTTCGCCACCGGCCGGCGCGTGTCGTAGCCCAGGCGCAGAATCTGCTGCGCCGCGTCTACCATCTGGCGCCGGACGGCGTAGTCCTTGACGGTCTGCGCCACGGACTCGAAGGCAAGCGACGGCCACACCTCAGACAGAAGGCGCGCCGTGCAGCCGGCGCCGCCGCATTCGTCCAGGACGTTCATCCGCGCCAGTTCCGCCTCGATCATGTTCGGGTCGGGCTGCGGGATGGCGACGATAGCCTCGAACATCCAACGCCACCGCATTTCCCAGAAGTCGGTACCCTTGACGATGGCGCGGATTCTCGGCGTGCACGACCAGTCGGCCATCATGGTGGCGATGAGCGTCGCCTCTGCGTTTTCGTCGTGCGGCGGTAAAACAATCGTTGGATCACCCATAAGTTATCGTGACGCTTCCGTCCCTCCCCTCTGATACCGTTGCCTGTTTGCCGGATGGCTGCGTGCCGTTCGTGCCTGGCGCGTCGCGCCACCCGTGTTCGTACACTTCGAGCATCTTGTCGACGCTGCCGGGCTTGTATCCCTTGACTGCCCATCGTTGGCACACCGCGCCCCACTTGGGAACGTCTGTGACCTGGCGCAGGATGGCCAGGCGCTGCGCCGCGTTCGGCTGCTGCCTGAAAGTCTGCGCGTACACCAGGATGGCCGGCTCGCGTTTCTGCGCGTCCTCTACCCTCTCGGCCTGGCGTTCGGTCTTCGGCTTCGGTTGAGACTTGATGCCAGCGGGCGCGCCCTGCGGCGCAACTGCCACCCGTGCCTTCATCGGCTCGCCGTCCTCTCTCTCTCTTACTGACGGATCAGATGACGGATTGGCGGAAGCCGGTTGCACTATGGGTGGTGCAACCGGTTGCACTATGGGTGGTGCAAACTTTGCACCATGGGTGGCTTTTGTTGATGGTGCAAACTTTGCACTATCCCCGGCTTCTTTCAGCATCTTGATGTTGATCGTGTAGCAGTTGGTGTAACCGCCATTCTTGCAAGCGTGCCTCTTTGACTCTACCGATAGTTCGCCGGACTCGACCAGCGTGTCGACGATGTACTTTGTGGCGCGCACGCTTAACCTCACCTTGCGCGCAATGGATGCAAACGACGGGTAGATGCTTGTGCCGTCATCCGCTGCCCAATCTGCCAAAGCCAGCAATGTAAGCAAGTTGCTTCCTTTGTGGCGCGAGCGTTTCCAGATCAAGTCTGATACTGCTATGCTCACGTGCGTCTCCGTGCTGCTACAATGGTGGCATCCCCGCGCGACTCCTGCCGCGCAAACGAAGCGCCACCGGAATTAGTACACCCGGTGGCGCTTTACTTTGCCTGTTCGGCTTCAACTGCGGCGGCGATAGTGTCCGCTGCCCGGCGCCCGGCACGCTTGCGCTTCGCCTCGCGCTCCTGAGATGTCACCTCTTCGGGGTAGTGCTCGGCCAGGTACAGGTGCACTGCGTAGCGGATCACGGCGGCTACTGTGCGCCGCTCGGCTGCGGCAGCGGTCGAAAGACGCGCCGCCAAATCGTCTTCCATCCTGAGCATGAATCGTCTGTTGTCCATGCTCATCATAGTAGCACCTCGTTGCCAACTTGTCAACTGCTATTGACAATTCGCCACCGACGTGCTACTATCACCAGCGTACCAGAACGCCCACCGGGGCGACAGACAAGCAGGAGAACCACCATGCAGTTTCACAAACTTCCGAGCGGCACCATCATCGACATCGACAGCGTAAACCGCATCGCGCAACCGCACACAACCGAGCAGGTCGGCACATCGTGTGACTACGTGCTGGCCGGTACGTTCACCGTGGCGCGCGGCACCGACGCCGGCGCGCTGTACGCGGCAGTCGACGCGCTGGTGTGCAACCCGACGCCGGCCGAAGTGTGCTCCGGCTGCAAAGCCCTGTGCGCCAGTATGGATGACATCATGTACCGGCTGGGCGCCGCCGTCGACGCCTTCGAGACCGTGCAGCCGGTCAGCGCGCGCCAGCTTCTGACATCCATCCTGGAAGACTACGGCGATCCGTATGCCGACGCCGACGAACCCGCCACCGTGGACGCGCGCGAACTGGTGGCGATTGACACGACGAAGCCGGCCGCCGATCACCGGTGCGAGGGATTCGACGCGCTCGCCGACGTGCTGGCCCAGGTCGCCAAAGTGCGCGACACCATGACAGCCTACTCGCACACGTGGATCAAGGGCGAGTTGTCCCGCATCCTGAGCGAAGCAGGGTGGGACGAGATTGAGGTCGACGACCGTCCCGCCCGCCTGCGGGTGTCGGTCGAAGATCGCATGATGGCCGATGGGCTGCGCTCCTTCGGCCAGTACACAGATGCGGAGATGCTGGCGCAGGCAGGGATCACCCCGCGCCACGAGTTCACGGGCGAGCCGCCCGTGAATATGGTGATAAGCATCCTGAGCCGCGTGCGCGGCGCGCTGGTGGCGATGAACGAGGGCGTCCCGGTGGCCGCCGCCGACGCGCTCGAAGCCATTCTCAACGACTACGCGAGCGACTACACGAAAGAACGGGAGGCGCAATCGTGACGCACTACCACCTGTCGCTCGATCCCCGTGAGAGCCAGGCCATGTACGCGGCGCGCTTCCGCCGCATCCGCGCCGCACGGCGCCGCGCCATCCGGCGCGCGGTGTGGCTGGCGCTCATCGCCACCGTGGCCGCGCTCGTCATCGTGCTGGCCGGCGCGCTGCCGGCCGCAGGTGCCACCGACAACCCGCCGCGGCGCCCAGGTGTGGTGTGCGTCACCAGGCTCGCCCGCGTGACGACGCGCGAGACGACTTACCGCACGGTGTGCGCGTGGAGGGTGAAGTGATGGGAACTGATGTGCATCTGTGCGTGGTCTGCGCCACCGCCCTGGGCTGCGAGTCGCAGCGGGTAGGGTTCTCGTCATGCTCGATTTACTGGGAGGACACCGACCCTATCGTGTGCGACATGTGCGGGTTCGAGGCAGGTTCGATGGACTGCTACCCGCCAGACGTAATGCCGCCGCCCGCCGCAGACGACGCGCTGGCGCCCGATGAGGACGCCGCAATCGCCGAAGCCGCCATCGCGGCCGAAGTTTGGAGCAAGTGAACATGAGCCAGTCAATCGTAAAATCCGACGTGCGCGACATCACCAGCCGCGTCGACGAGTTCAGCCAGGTCGCCAAGCTCTTCGCCGACTCCGGCATGTTCGCCGACGTGAAGGGCGCCGCTCAGTGCTTCGTCAAGATCATGGCTGGTGCCGAGATGGGCATCCCGCCATTTACGGCGATGAATTCCTTTCACGTGATCCAGGGCAAAGCCACGATGGCCGCGACCGCCATCGCCGCCCGCGTGAAGGGCAGCGGCCGCTACAACTACGAGATCGTCAAGAAGACGGCCGAGGTGTGCGAACTCAAGTTCTTCGAGGGTGGGCGCCACGTGCACACCGAGGTGTGGGACGTGAAGCGCGCCGCGAAGGCCGGCACGAAGAACATGGACAAGTACCCCGACGCCATGCTGTTCGCCCGCGCCATCACCGCAGGCGCGCGCGCCGTGTGCCCCGACGTGATCGGGCAGTTCTACTCGCCGGAAGAGATGGGCGCCACGGTGGACGAGTCCGGCGTGATCCTGGACGCGACGGTCCAGCCATCCGGCAATGGCAAGGCGCCCGCCACGACTGAGCCGCCCGCCGACACCGGCGACGCGCCGCCGACCATCGACGCGCTGGTCGAACACGCCCAGGCCATGATCGACACGCCGCCGACCGACTTTAAGCGCAGCCAGTTCGACGCGCTCAAGGCCATGTGGCGCGAGGTGTGGGGCGCGGCCAGCGAAGCCGGGATGAACCCGGAGCCGGTCAGCGACCCGAATAAGCCGAGCGCCTACTACGCCGCAATCGTGCGGGTGGGGCAGGCCATCATCGCCGCCCGCGCCGAAGCCAAGCAGGCCGACGCGCTCCCGTTCTGACACTACCCGGTGATCTCCTGGCAGCCGGGCGGCGATCGACGAGCCGCCCGGCGAGTGAAGGCGACAACATGGACAACGACCTGAAGCTTTTTGTTTGGACTGACGTTCTGCACGACTACACGTCCGGCATGATGGTGGCGCTCGCTCACGATGTCGAAGAGGCGCGCCGCCTGATTCTCGAGTACAACGGCGGCGGCTTCCTGCCTGATGACGACTTGGCGAAAGAGCCGCAAGTCATCACGCAGCCGGCCGGGTTCTGGGTTTACGGTGGGGGATAACATGGCGCGCTACACCTACACCTGCTTGTCGTGCGGACGCCGTGAGACGGTGTATCCGATCCTCAACATGGGGGATGGGTACAACGATCTGGCGATGCTCGGCTGGAACATCGAAACCGGCGAGTGCGATCTGTGCCAGGCAGACGACGCGCGCGCGGATGAGGCGGCGCGCGAGCGGGACGCCATGAAGCGCGCGGTGCGGGAAGTCGAAACGCCGATGGGCGAGGAGATGGGCGGATGAGCAATTTCAGCATCCCCCAAACGCGCATCCCGGCCTTCCGCCACCGCGACTGCAAGGGCATCTCGCGCAAGCCAAAGACGCGCGAGCAGCTATCGGACGAAGAGGCGCGCGCGTACCATCGCCCCAACGCCACATGCAAGCCGCGCGTCGACGTGCCGGTTCCGATGCCGCAGGCGCACGTCGCGCCCGGCAAGGTCGTCTACTTGCGGTGGAGCGAGGTAGACGACGAGCACCGGCAGACCGCACAGTCCCGCAGGCTTGCGCGCGGTGTTGTCACGTCGTGGCCCGGCGACTGGGAGCGCGACATGGTGATGGTCTCGTGGGATTTCGACAGCGGCGAATTGTGGCCGGCCGCCTGGCTGGCCGATGCGCCGGAGTGGGGATAGGCGATGGACAAGGACACTTGTTGGGCATGTGGCGATCCGCTGCTGAATAACAACCGCGAGATGCATCACGTAAGGCCGAAAGTCGCCGGTGGGGAAGGCGGTATCGTCGTCCCGCTGTGCACCACTTGCCACAACATGGTAGACCGGACGCCGCTTGACAAGTGGCCGATGGACTGGATAGCCGTGGCCGCTGAGTCTGTCCCGCGCGAAACGCGGCTGCTCATGCTGAAGGTGGTTTCGTTCGCGTACTGGCTGGCGCGAGAGCAGGGCGACACGCCATGACGACGCGCATGTCCGCCGCCATCGCCCGGCGCGCTGCCCGCATCGCCGCTGGCGTCGACGTAGCCGGCGACGACCAGGCCGAGCGCCAGCGCCTGCGCAAGACAGCGCGCCTGCGGCAGTCGCCAGCCGACAAGCGCGGGCGGATGCGCGACAGGTTGGGGCGCTTCGTCAAGCTCAGCCAAGAACCATAGCCGAGGGCCGGACTCAGCGGCTAAGCGCCGATGCGTCCGGCTCTTTTGTTGCGTCGCCCTCAGCCTGCGCCGGCTGCTCCGGCACCTCGATGACCGCCCCCGCGTCCCGCAGCGCCGCGAGTAGCTCTCGCTTGCCGACGAGCCGGTTGATCTGTGCGTCGATGTCCACGATGACCGCCGCGTAGTCCAACGGTTTCGTGTTCATCGCTACGCCTTCACCGTGTACAGGTTGGTGCTATGGCCCGCAGCCATGAGCGCCTCGAGCGCCGCGAGCGTCGTCCCGGTCACCGCGGTGATGTCCGCCGCGTCGAGATGCGCGTTGCTGCCGGCGAAGTCCTCGGTCGTCAGCGCATTGCCCAGGTCGAGTGCATCGCTTTCCTTCTTCAGCGCCCGCAGTTGGTCGAGCGCCACGATCAGCGCCGTAGACGCCTGCCGCACTTTCGTAATGTGGTCGCTGTGGATCGGGTTTGCCATACCTCTCCTTACGGGTTGTAATGGCGGGTAGCCAGCCAGGACACAGTTACACCGCCTATCGTGTTGCCCTGCCGAACGTCGCGGGTTGTGATGTTAAAGCCGGTCGGCGCGATACTTGAATAATACGCAATGCAACCCCGGTCGTTGCCCCACGATTGCTCTCGCACCGTCAGAGCTATGCCGTAGTCGGAACTGATAAACGGCGTAGTGAATGCAACGGAATACGTGCCATTCGCCGCCGTGACGATTGAGCCGGACTTTGTGGCCTTGATGAACGATAACCCCAAATTGATAAAGTGCCACGTTCCAAACCTGCGTATGTAGCTCTCGCCGGTGTCAAGCTCCTTGTAAAACTGCCCATCCCTCGCGCCTTCCGCGACAGTCGGGCGCGGCTCAGTTGATAGCCCCTCCCACACCGAATCCGCAAGCAGTATCGCCATCGTTCTACCTCACGTCGCAATCAGCCCGACAGCACGCGCCGCCGCCAGCAGGGAATTGAGTTGCGCGGTGGCGCTGGCCAGCGTGCCGTCCGCCGCCGCAATCGCCGCCGCCTGAGCCGCAGCCGCGTGGCCGTAGAACCCCAGCATCGGCGCTGTCCCGCTGGCCTCGATGCGCAGCCCTTCCCGCGCCGCCGTGTCATACACCGATAGCACCATGCGCGCCGCGCGGCTGGCGTGCGTGGCCGTGGCCCATAGCGTCTCAATCAGCCCGGCGCTTTGGTCGGCAGTCGTAGACGATTCCAGCGTGAACAACTGCCCAGCACCGAAGCCAGCCGCCGCCGTCCCGCTCGTGTTGTGCGCCAGCGTCAGCACGTTGGCGACCGTGTTGGTTCCTGCATCGTTGCGCGTGAGGATCAGGCGATTGCCCCACGACAACAGCGATGTTGACTCGCCCAAGACGTGCAGCCCCGCGTTGCCGGCCTCGACGGCCTGATCGGCGCTGTAGATGCGCGTAACGTCTGCTATTGCGGTTGGAGTCGCGCTGGGGGTGTGAAGTGACACATCTCCCGCTTGTGTGATTTTCATCCTCAGCGATGGGGTTGCGGCCCCGGTGGCCGTCGTGTAGAACCACATCTCCGCACCGTGCGCCGTGGATGTCCAGTTCTCCGTTGCGTAGCCCATAAACTGAATCCCACCGTTCCAGCCCGACCGCCACGCCGTCCCATCGTACCCACCAGACTGGAATGCAAATAGGCCGTTTCCAGACTGTATGGTTGTGGGGCTTGCCAATGTCCCGCGCCCGCGCTGGAACGTGAAAAATGGCGTCGGGTCTGTGGCGGCGTCCCCGGCGTTGCGCTGGCGTATCCCGCCTGCCCCGAACATGGTTTGCATCTCGCCGTCAGCCGTTGACCACCTCACATGCAGCGGTATTTCTGGCGCAGTCGTCCCGATGCCGACGTAGCCCCCCGTTGGTTGCAGGATGACATACGATGTTGTCTTGGTGGCGTTGCTCGTGCCTTCAAGCGTCAAATCATCGTTCGCCGCCGTGCCGCCATACGCCACCTGCCCGCCCGCGCGGCCGGCCAGCAGCAGGTACTGCGTCAGGTCGGGCACGTCCGCAGCCACCAGCGCGCGGAACGTCGGCACCGCAGGCGCACCCGCAGCCGGCCCCATAAAGCCCGTATTCGCCGCCTGCACTCCCAGCGTCAGCGCGCTTGCTACGACCGTGCCGGTAAAGCGTGCGTCGCCCGCCACGTCCAGGTGGTATACGTCGTCCGTCGTCGTGCCTATCAGCAGGTGGCCCTGGTAGGTGATGCGCGCCCGCTCAGCGACGGCGCTCCCGTCGCTGCCGCGCGTCCCGAAGCCGATGTAGCCGTAAATGCTGCTGGCGTCCGTCTCGCGCTTGCCCACGATTGCGGCGTACTCGACCATCGTGCCGGGCGCGCCAGCGGTAAAGCTGCCCTTGAAGCACACGCCGCCCCCGGTTCCGGCACCCGGCGTCGTGGTGTACTCCAGGATGTTTAGCTGCTGCCGGCTGGCGCTGATGGGCTGGCCAGTGCCGCCGATGTGCACCGCATCCCCCGGCGCACCGACGCGCGTTACCGCCATGTTACCGAGCAGGATCCCGCCGTCCTCCCCGAACAGGACACGCTCGGTCAGCGCGTCCGCCGCGCTCACGACTGAGAACACCAACATGCGACGGTTCGTTTCGCGGCCCCAGTTTATCGACGCGACATCGGCCA